TCCACGACGACAAGGTGATCGTCGAAATGATGGTTCGAAAATTTTACGGTACGAGACCAGGATACCAAGCGGAATTTTGGATTTGGCAGGGGACGATGCTATGAGCGCGATGGACATGGCTCACGCGCCGCACCGCTTTGGCGCCGGCCCGGCGCGAGCTGGCGTTGCGGTTAAGGATGGGGCGCAAACCACAAGCCAAATGGCAAGTGGCGCTCCACATTTCACGCAACCACGGCTAGGGGAGGCTGACGTGTAGGAGCGGGCGACGTGTGGACGCGGGCGGCCTGGGCCGCTGTTTTAGGTAGTGTCGTTGTGGCGAAAGGTGCTGAAGGTCATGGTGTTGCCATCCTTCAACCAAACTGCTCTTGCTGCTTTTCTAAATCGACAAGAATTTGGAGTTGCTGAGGAACGCTTGCGCTCGACTCCTCCCGCTGCGCAAGCGCTCTCGATTGTTCCGGCGGGGGAGACGCTTCTTCTCTGTTGCTGTGGGGTTCGTCGCCGCTCACGCAACGTGCTCATTCCATCTACGGCGAACATGCCCCATCGAGATCGGTACCGGACCATCGGCAATCGTATCAACAAAAAAATCTGCCGGCATAGAGCGAACGCGATAGCCGCCATATGGTGATCGTTCAATGCGCGTCATAAGTTCCTTGCCCTGAGGGTCCGCCCGTCTCCGGGCAACCTCATCCATCGCCTCTCCCATCGTTTTATGGAATGTGTCAGGGAACATGGCTACGTCCTCGTGTCTGTTACGCACACATAAGAACCGGGTGACGATTGTCACCCAGCCATGTCATTGCGTCGCGGCCACGTCGCGAAACAGGCTTTTATCATATTCGAGACCGGCCGGGTAAAGAAAGTGTGACTACAACCTATGCGCGCCCTCCGTCGATTACGCGGAACCGTCGCCGCCGATCTGGCGCCGTCTCAGTCGGCTCGCGTGGCGCCACCGCAAGCGCGGCGTCAAGCAGCTCGCCAATCGACCAAATGTGGTTCGTGATCCCGAGCGCCATTGCCGGTGTGTTCTGCTTGTCGCGGGGAAGGATGTTCATGGGGCCAATCCATGGTCTTCGGATCGGCCGCCCTCTTTTGCAGTTGACTGCAAAGTGCTATGCTTATTTGAGCGGTCATAGCCGAGGGGGCCAAATCCCTTGGTGGTGATCCGGACCGGCGGTGTGCAACCAACGTCGGTCCACTTGTTCGATCCTTGGCAGCCCCGCCGGGATTCGGACCCGGACCTCTCCGCCTGTAACAGCGAGCGTCCTACCGTTAGACCAAGGGGCATCAGAACCGATTAGGGGCCGCTTTTCTGCTTCGTGGGCTAGGAAGCGGCCCCGCCTATCTGTCCCTGCCCCGCGCGCCGGTCGGCCAAACAGTGTCAAACAAAAAATGGTAAAGTGCGCATACTTTGTTTGCGTAGCGCCTCCTCCCGTGTTACCGAAGGTCGGGAGATTTCGTTTTAACGAAATGAGGTGCCGCCATGACGAAAGAACAGGTCGAGAACCTTCAAGAAGCTAAAGCTGCCATCAACAAAGGAGCCGATGCCCCTGATGGGCGCGAGCGATCTACCATCCAGTTCCCATACAATGATCTGGATGACGCGGCTGATTTGGCGAAGGTGTTAGACCAACTCGCCGGCTATCTGAAACAATCAATAACTAGCGGCACATTCCGGCTTCGGGTGTCCAATGCCTCCACCTTTGGCTTGACTGAAAACGAGCGCGGCGAAGTTCGTTTGACGGAGCTTGGCCGCCGTATCGCGGACGCGGCTCTACACGCTCCCTGGAGCAGCGGCGCTCGAAAAGTTCATGCGTGACGCTGGTGTGTCGTCCAAACAAACCGGTAAAGCGCGCATTGCCTTTACTCGATCAGCCAAACAGGCCGGATTTTTTGCGCACGGTGAGGATCGGCTTGTGCGTCCGGCCATCCCAGGACCGGGAACAAAACCCGTTGATCCCGTCATTACGGGCTCAGAAAAGGATGTGAATGGTAAAAGCGGCGGGGGCGGAGGTGGGAAAGATACGGACCTCGGTCTTGATGCACTTCTGATCGCTCTCTTAAAGAAGATTCCGACGGACCCCTCTGTCGGTTGGCCCGGTCCTAGCCGAGTGCGTTGGTTCCTTCGGCGGCTGCTTTGATGGTTCGATCTTCTTCTCAGTGGCCATGGTCGATCTCCCTTGTGAGCTAGCAGACGCCATCGCCCGCCTAGCTGAAGGGTAGTCGCACGTGGGACGACAAATGCTTGTGATGGCGGTCACGGAAAAGGCGAATTAGGACACTCCGCCTCGCAAATTAGGACACTGGCCCAGAAGGGGGATTCCCTTCTGGCCGCTCAGTGTGCTATAGAATAGGCGTGCGGTAGGCCGGATTTGCACCAGCACGGGGCGTGACTCCTTGGCAGGAAGGCCCCACGGGAACCCAAATCCCGCGCGTCTACTAATTCCGCCACTACCGCTCGGGTGACGGTCTGGATCGTGTCCAGACCGTCGGGTACGCGAGGCTGGTTTCCCCAGCTCTTTTTGCCGCCCCTCGGCGGCTGCCGGCTGCATCGGCTCACGATCCCAATGCAGTCGGGATTACTTGGACGGTGGAGCTAGGCTTCGGCCTGCTCCGCCGTTCCGCTTTTTCTGGGATACCAGCGCCCCCCTTTATTCCGATAGAGTCCCTTGTCCCGTCCTTTCGCGAGGGCAAATCTGATCCCGGAATAAGACACTTGTTGTTCGACTGGCGTTTTCGCAGCGTCTTGGATGTCTATAGCCGTTGCGCCGTTAGCCCCGCTTTCGCTAAGCACACGCGCCACCAACTCCATAGCAGCACCATGTGGGGCGCGTTTACCCTTACGGCCTCGCCTAGGCGCCTGTCGTCTGATATCATGGCCGTTGGTCTGTACGTCTCCCGGTTTGCCCTGCGCAGCCTGCATGATGCGATTGATGGCATCTGCTTCGCCGCGCGCATATTCTGCGGCAAATAGCTGCCGTAGCTGTTGCAGAACTGCCTCTAGATCAGGATTTGTCATGGCGCGACCTCGAAAAAAAACTGCGACGACTCATACTGCTAGTTCCGATCTAGCACAAGAGACAAAAAAAGAACGTCACACCAGTAGTCACAGATCGTCAATAGGAAAATTATCACTGCATCCGTTAGACTTGGAAACAGCACTTGGGGCAGCGCTGCGGACTGGCCGGGCGCCGGACCAGAAGCCAAAGAAGAGGCGAGCTTGATGTTAACAGAATGGCACGTCGCCCGCCGTTGCATGTAATCGCGACGCCAACTTTCATTGCTATTGAACGAGCAATCACGCTCGGGCCGGATGACGGTGCCCATCCACCCTCCGCATGGCTTCTCCGGCGGCTATGCGGTAGCATCAATCCATGGTGACTGGTTTGTCAAGTGCATAATTCCGTATAGAAATGGCAACACTGCGACAATCCAGATGACGATTGCCGCTAGGCCGCCAAGCCAAGCGGCCGCTCGATAGCATGTCACCGAGGAATTTCCGAGCCAGGCAATCAGCGGGATCATTACTGTGAGCTGCGTCCCGATCAAGCCGCGCATCCTGCATATTCTGCGCCATCATTGGTACGGGATTTCCGTGCACGAGTTGCACCGCATCCTCTATCGAGGACGCGCCAAAGCGCCGTCGATCGACGCCATCAAAGCGCACATGTGGCAGTTGCGCAAAGCTGGAGTCCCCGTTTATGCGGTGCGAGGCGGTAGGCGAGATGGCGTCTGGACTATCTATAGATAGCGCTTGGATAGCCTAAATCGACTATAGATAGTGGTTTACAAAATGACGAAACGGTGAATATGATGAGGGGTTCGCCGGCATTGCGCTGACGAACCCCTCGGGAAACCGTGCCAGTCTTAAGCCGGCGGGATGAACCCGAGCGCCTACATGGAAAGGGGCGCTTTAATGACAGATCAAATAAGCGATAACGCTCCCAAACGCAAGATCAAGCGCTGGCGCAAGAGAAATATGTGGCAATGTCTTCGAATCTGGAGGGAAAAATTTCCCGGCGCTTTTCCTGCTGACCGATCTGCACGACCTCTGAAGATTGGCATCAGCCTTGATTTGCTTCTCAGATATCCGGAAATTCCTTTGCATGAGCGCAGAGCTGCTCTAGGTCGTTACACAAGAACAATAAAATACCTTTCAGTTCTTAGTGCTGGCGCAGATCGCTTCGATCTTGATGGCCAATCCTGCGGAATCGTTACGGAACACCAAAACAGACAAGCTTCGGCGCAGATTAAGCATCTCGCAAAGAAGCACATAAAACCGCCTACCATAAAAATTGAGAAGCCTCCTCCAAAGCGCGACAGCTTAGCTGATCTGCGGCGCGCTGCTCAGTCTCGCAGGGCGTCTATCGGAAAATAAAAAAATGCCCTTCCAGTCGCCGTCAGCGATGGTCCGAACGCATGGTCCGATCCCCTGCGGCACTCTCCGGAATACACAAGCACGTGGAACATTGCCTGATCGATCAATGCCCGGCCATCGTGACCGACTGAGCGTTGCGATCGGGGCCAAGGGCGCCGGTGCCCACTTCGCCGGGAATACTGATGGCACCGCAGCATCGGTGCTGATCCCCTGTGGCCCGCAGGTGGCCGACCGTACCGTCAGTTGGCCAATATACAGAAAGCGCTCTTCCACAAAGCGTTTGGACCCGTTCCCAGCCGGTGGACTTCTCCCGGTTTGCACACGGGCCGGCTGGAGGGTTCGTCCTCCTGAAAAACCTGCCTCGTGCTTCGGCACGGTAGCGCCCGTTGGCCGTGGGTGGATAGTCACGGCGCCCTGGCAAGGATCGCAAAGGCAACGGTACCTACAAACGCGCTAGTCCTGGCGCGTGTTCTATTTCTGGGTTGCGGTCCCTACAAGGGAAGCGATCGCCAGAGGTAGGTAGGTCATAACGGGCAGGGCAGGATCTATGGGAGCAATTACAATGAACCACGAGCTTTGGGACCACCAACAATCCGCTCTGACCAATCTCAAGCTATCGATCGGCCAAGGCGTTAGGCGCATCGTGATGATGGCGCCGACAGGGGCCGGCAAGACGATGGTGGCTGCGTCGATCGTTAAGGGCGCCCAGCGTAGGGGCAACCGGATGGCGTTTGTGGTGCATTCTATCAGCCTCATCGATCAGACTGTCGAGGCGTTCTATGCGGAAGGCATCCGGGATATCGGCGTAATCCAGGCGAATCACAGGATGACGGACTGGAGCAAGCCGGTGCAGGTGTGTTCGGTACAGACGCTCAAAAGCCGAGGCGTCTATCCCGAAGCGAAAGTGGTCGTGTTCGACGAGGTGCATGTTCTGCACGAATTCCATAGACGATGGCTGGCCGACCAAGCGTGGAAGAGCGTGCCGTTCATCGGACTTTCGGCAACGCCATGGACGAAGGGCCTCGGGCAGTATTTCGAGACGCTGCTGATCGCGGCGACCACACAAGAGCTTATCGACAAGGGTCATTTGAGCAAGTTCAAGGTGTTTGCGACGGGTCATCCTGATTTGAGCGGCGTCAAGACGGTGGCGGGCGACTACCACGAAGGGCAGTTGTCAGATGCGATGCAGCAAGGCACGCTCACGGCCGATATCATCAAGACGTGGCAGAAGCATTGGGGCAAGGACAAGACGCTGTTGTTCGGCGTGGACTGCGCGCATGCGCAGACGCTGCAGGCAAGGTTCAACGAGGTTGGCATCCGGTGCGGCTACCAGGACGCGCGGACGTCGGATAGCGAGCGAGCTGAAATTAAAAGGGATTTTCACAGTGGACGATATCAGGTTGTCGCCAATGTCGGCACGCTCACGACGGGCGTGGACTGGGACGTGCGGTGTTTGATTCTCGCCAGGCCCACCAAGAGCGAGATGCTCTACGTCCAGATTCTGGGTCGCGCGTTACGGACGGCTGAAGGCAAGGATCACGCGCTGATCCTCGACCACAGCGACACGACGTCGAGGCTTGGAATGGTGACTGACATTTATCACGATCACCTCGACGACGGAAAGCCGAAGGTCGACACCGAGCGCAAGCCACCGCTGCCGAAGCCTTGCCCGCAGTGCACGCTGCTAAAGCCACCGCGGACGCGCGTGTGCCCGCACTGTGGGTTCGAAAGTCAAGTCGTCAGCGGCATCATTGAGGGTGACGGCGAGCTGGTCGAGTACATGCGCAACGGAAAGAGGGCCAAGCAGGCCGGCGAGAAGCGCCAGTTCTCGATGCAGGAAAAGACGATCTTCTACGCGATGATGCTCGGCTACGCGCGCGAGCACGACTACAAGACGGGATGGGCCGCGAACAAGTACCGTGAGCAGTTCGACATGTGGCCGCGCGGTATGGATGACGTCACGCCGCTCGCGCCGGATGCGTGGACGCGCAGCTGGATCAGGTCGCGGCAGATCGCATGGGCCAAGTCGAAGCGTATGGCTGAGGCGGCGAAATGAAAGATCGCATCCCTCTCATCGATCAACTCGAAGAGCTCGAGCAGGAATGGGAGCGCCGCGGGCGCGAGTATCCCACGCTTGTTGCGCAAGGGCGGATGCGTTGCTACCGCATGGAGGCGAAGATGGCGCGACTCGAGGCTGCGATCCGGACTCTGGAGTGGCTCAACGAGCACGCCGACGCGCTCAGGGAATATGTACTCTATGCGACGCGCATCTGGCCGCCGGCGCAGGGTGGCGAGTGGAACGAGCAAGTACCGGATACGCCAGAGAAGGAGGCGGCGGAATGACAAATGATGGCCAATGCTGTCGCGATAATAGCATGGGTTGGCGGAACGATTTATGCACAAGGCGAACCTAGTCTGAAGAAAGCTTTGATAGGCTGGCTATCGGCCATCATTTGCGCTTTTCTAATTGGGTTCATCCAGTGAAACGCCACAGCATTTCGCGGCTCTGCCGCATGCGAGTCTTTGACGCCGCTGGTGGAAAATGCTGCCTATGCGGTGAGGCGATTACGATCAAGCGTTGGGTATGTGAGCACGTCGTTCCGTTGTGGCTCGGTGGCGCGGACGACGAGTCGAACATGAGCCCGGCTCACGAGGTCTGCGCGGCCGAAAAGACGCGGATCGAGGCTGAAACTCGGTCGAAAGCTTATCGGCAACGCATGAGGCATATTGGCATTCGCAAGCGCCAGACGAGGCCGATGATGGGAACCGTCGCCAGCGGATGGCGCAAGCGTTTCGACGGGACGGTGGAGCGACGGAGATGATCGGTTTTCCTCTGCTGGCGGACGCCTGGCCGACAGCAAAAATAGCTGGAACGAAGGCGGAACATCGCCGCCGGGCGGCTAGACATCCATTAGATTGTGATCTAATATCGTCCCGTCGAAACCGAAGGGATGCAACGGCAGGAGGCCGAAGATGACCCATCAAGTGACAATCAGTTTTTGCGAAACAGACGAAGCCGCCGAATTTCTTGCCAGCGCGGACAGGCGCGAAACTTCTAAAGAAATCATGGAGGCTATTGTCTTCTTCGCGCGCGATCTCCGCGAGGCGGAAGAGCTTTGGAACGGCGATGGCTTCGGCCGCATCTGCAATCCAAGCGATTTGTGGGAAAACGTAACCGGTAACGGGGGGCGCGATCCAACCGATTTTTGCTGGGGTGCCGCTGGCCGTGATTGGTGGAAGCACATCAGCGATGAGAGCTTGCCTGAGGTCTCCCGCACCTCGCATTATTCGTGACCGTTCCCGCCCGCGCGAGGGAGCCTGATGCCCGCGATTATGAATGCGAGTATTGCGGTCCCCCGGCCGTCTACGGCGCCGAGAAATTACTGATGCATCTAGGGGAGCAATAATGATCTGGAAGCTTATCGCCCGCGCCCGCGGCTGGGAGGAGGCCTATGACTTCGACGCGGACTTGTCCCCGAACCTGGTCGTCTGGCACCCGGAGCTTGGCGTCCATTATGACGGCTCGGACGCCTGGCGATCTGCCGCCCTCCATCGCGACGATCCCCTCATCGTCGTCGTCATCGAGCTGGTGAGCGTGCTCGCCTTCATCGCCGCGGTCTTCGTTATCGACGGCATCTTGAGCGGGAGGCTGTGATGGCCGAGCGCGCCCTCGATTTCCCCAACGTCGCTTCCGTCAAGGCCGAGGACGCGGCGCTCGTCGCGTCCATCCTCGCGGTGCTCGAGCAGATCGATGCCATGCGCTCGCCACCCAAGCGATGCAAATCATGTAGGTTTCGAGACGGCAGAGAATCCGATTACCCAGGCGGTATTGCGAACTTCCCGAGGTGCGTAAAGGGGCATAAGCCGATCGCGGTCGATGACGGCTGTGATGATTGGGAGCAGCGCAATTGGGCGCTGCCGCTCTGCGACAACGACTGATGGCTGACATCGTCGTTCGCGCCTGGGTCGAGCCAATAGATGCGCAAGCCTTCGCGGCCTGCGCGTCTTTCCGCGTCATGCACCGTGGCGCGATCTTCGGGGCCAGCGGCCGGACCAGGAATTCTTACCTACACAGTCGGCTAAGGGAGGTCACCGTGTAGGAGCGGGCGCCATGTGGGCGCGAGTGGCTGCCATCGTAGGATGGGCGGAACAGGCGAGCTTTCTAGGTCTTTCCTTCTTTGCAATGATAATTGTTGCGATCTCCACGCAACAGCCACTTCTCGCTATGAATATCGTACATGAAGCAGAATCCCAATCTGAAGGCGTCGCCGAAAATTGTGGCATATCTGACAAAGCCATAGAAAAACAATTCCTTCTGACTAAGGAAATTCGCGTCAGCGCTGACAGCGCCGAGCGTATAGGCATACAAATTGTTGGTGAAATATTGCGGGGCGCGCTCATTTGGAGGAGCTATTACCCCCCAGGGCATCATGTTTCTAGTAGCACGGTCTGCGGACATTTTTGGAGGCTCGCCCTCAGTGATCTCAGCCAAATATGGACTATCGACAATTTCGATAATCCGTGCCGGAGTGCGCCCGTGGTGTTTGAAAACATGTCCATTGTTCCCTTTCTCAATGCCATTGTCGCCGATAACAACAGACAAGAACGGAGCTTCCAATTCTATGAGCGATTTCTGAGCCACATCGGCCGACAGCCTTGCAGCGTTCGCAGCGATTTCGATAACTCTAATTTGGCGTTCACCAGCGAAATACAACCTAATGGTTGCAATCCCCAAACCAATTGTCGCAACAGCGAGAACGCCAGTGAATCCGACCAGCCACGCCGTAAAGTATGCGACGGGATCGCATCGTGCCTTTTCCCAAAACCCATAATTTTCCTGTTCCTTTGTGGAGCATTTGTTGGATGCGGCATCGTCGCGTGGGCCATAATAGAATGGCAAAACGACGAAGACCCAAATCGCAAACGCGATTAGGAAGCCAAGGGCGAAGCGATCTTCTGTGATCTTCACAAGGTAGCTCGCATCAAATTTCTTCTAAGGCCACGCCATCCAATTCGAGCGCTGCAAGGCAGGCCAGGAAAAACGTGGCCGGGAAGGTTCCCCGCTTGAGCTTGTTGGTGATTGACGCCTCCGTTTCCTTCAGACCATGCCTTTTGAGACGATTGGCCAGTTCGTCATAGGTCACTTCGCAATCGCGAAGCTTGTGCTTGAGAAACGCAGCGGCGCGAGCCGCCCATTCTTCCTCAGACTTGATGTTCATGCGCCCTCCACATATCAGATGTGAAAGCTATCATATCTGATAGTTTTTCATTGCCAAGTGCCAGCCTATCACTTATGATAGCTCCCGTAAATGAGGGGGCGACAAGTGGCTCAACACTTTCTTCTTTCCCGCGAAGCCAAGACACTTTCCCTGGCGACGGTTTTCCAGATGAAGGATGCCGAAGCCGAAATGGCTTTCCGCCGCATCCGTTGGCACGAAACGGGTGGCGAGCCGGTCTGCCCACATTGCGGCGGCCTCGACGCTTACGACTGCCGGCGCTTGACGGGCGCCCCGCGCTTCCGTTGCCGTGGCTGCAAGAAGGATTTCACGATCACAGCCGGGACGCTGTTCGCCTCTCACAAGCTCCCCCTCCGCTGCTACCTCGCGGCGATTGCGATCTTCTGCAACGAGGTCAAGGGCAAGAGCATGCTCGCGCTCTCGCGCGATCTCTGCGTTTCCTACAAGTGCGCTTTCGTACTCGCCCACAAACTCCGCGAGGCGATGGCGACCGAGCTGAGAGGTCGCAAGATCGGCGGCGAAGGCAAGGTGGCGGAGGTCGACTCGGGATATTTCGGCGGCTACGTGCGGCCGGCGAACATTCGCGAGAACCGCGTTGACCGTCGCTTTTTCGAGAACCAATCGCGCAAGAGGAAGGCGGTCATCATCATCCGCGAGCGGAACGGCAATTCGCTCCCCGCCGTGTTCCGCACCGAAGGCCAAGCGCTGTCATTCATCAAGTCGCGGATCATGAAGGGCACCGTCGTCAACGCGGACGAAAGCGGCGCCTGGAACGCGCTGCACGGCCATTACGAGATGAAGCGGATCAATCACCAAGAGGCGTACAGCCTCGACGGCGCTTGCACGAATTGGGCAGAGGAATTTTTCAGCCGGATGCGCCGCGCCGAGATTGGGCATCATCACCACGTCGCGGGGCCGTACCTGCTTCGATATGCTCAGGAAGCCTCCGTGGGCGCCCGTTGCTCATCGGTAGGGCGCCACCTCCAGACGCCGTCGCACTTCTCGGTCGTGAACTCGAATCCCTCCCGGGCGTGGGGCCCGATCCCGGCCACGGCGGCGTCCCGGGCCTGCGTTCGAAGCCGATATGTTGTCTCAGCCCGCGGTTTCGTGGTAGTACCCAGCCGGGCGGTGTTGGCGGCGGTGATGTCCAGCATGTTCGTGATTTCCCATCAGGTTTCGCGCTTCAGGCCGGCCAGCACCACGCCGCCAGCACCGCCTCAATTATTAGATCACAGTCTAACGACTGTAAATAAGAAAAAGAGGCGTTCGTTGCGAAAATCGATCGCAGCGGCTCGAAAAGCGTGGCGATCCCGTAAGCGGGCTAAATCGCAAACAATAGCGATTGTCTAGCAATGCCAAGGGGCTCAGCGCCAGGAGAACACCGGGGTGGCCGCGACAAGGGCACGCAAAACCGTCGCACTATCGAGCGAAACAAAATACTAGCCGACGAACGCAGGGCCGCCCGTGCGGACGGATTTGATTCCGTTGAGCAAATGCGGATCATCGCTAAATATTATCTTGGGGTAGCCGCAGCCGAACAACGCAAGACAATGCCGGATCGAAATAGAGTCGAGGATTGTCTTGAAAAAGCTCACGCTAAGCTTCGCGACCTCGCCCCCTACGAGCACCCGAAGCTGTCGTCCCTCAAGGTCGGCGGCGACCCCAACGCGCCGCTGAACCTATCCGGTCTCAGCGACAGCGAGTTGGCGTTCTTCCGCCGGATCATGGTCAAGATCGGCGGCGAGGCCGCTTCAACATCCTGAAATCGTGCTATAAAAGAGGCCCGGGCAGGTCTTGGTGTCCTGCGCCGGGCCAGTCAATGGGAGTGACAATCACGTCACATCAACCTGAAAGGACCAGATCAATGTCACGAAATGCAGATAGCACAAAGAAGCGCGAATTCCATCCCATCGCCGAGATTTTTCCGCTGATGGTGGGCGACGACCTGCAGGCGCTCGCCGACGACATTCGCGAGAATGGACTGCGCGAGGTGATTGTTTGCCATGAGGACGGACGAATCCTTGATGGACGAAATCGGTATCTCGCATGCGAAATCGCAGGCGTTGAACCGCAATTCGGGACACGCGAAGATGATGGATTTCTTGCTGCATGGGTGGTCAGCAAAAATCTACATCGCCGTCATTTGAGTGATGCTCAAAGGGCCATGATTGCCGCTAAAATCGCGACGAGACCCGTCGGACATAACAAGCATTATCAATATGTTAACGAGGGGTGCGGGCCAAATGGCCCACCTAGCGCTGAGACTGCTGCAACCCTACTTAACGTCAGCCCAAAGACTGTCAAGCGTGCCAGGAAGGTCGTGAAGAAGGGTTCAAAACCGCTGATAAATGCAGTCGAAACAGGAAAGATTTCGATCTCTGCGGCGGCACAGATAGCCGACCTCCCGAAGGCCGAACAGCGTGCACTCATGAAGCAAGATCATGAGGCTGTCATCGAAGCTTCAAGGCCCGAGGATCACAAGGTCAATCCGTCTCAGCTTTTGGGATCAAGGGCGATGATCGAGGCGAACTGGCTGGCTGCCACGGATGATGACAAAAAGTGGTTCTCCGCGAAGTATGGCGCCAAGGCGCAGTTGCAGACATTGGCCGAGACCTCGGCGCTGCCGGTCACCAAGCTGTCTCGCGCGGAGATGCTCGGCGTGATTGATCGGTTCCGTCGCCAGGCGACTGATGGCAAGGCTGTGCAATTCTGCGATTGGGCGATCAAGGTCGCATTCGCCATCACGGGCGGCGCTGCGGCCGAGACGGCTGCGAAGCCGAACGGTGGCATTGATCGGTTCGGCCGGTCTCATGCTGCGCTTGGATCGTTGCTGAAGGACAAAGGTCCGTCAGGCAAGAATGGTGCGATCGAGAAGAGATGATGCGTGGCTCGTGGGGTGCGGAAATGAAAACGGGGGCCGGCCTGATCGACATCTGATCGGAGCGGGCCCCCTCAGTAGGGGAGGATCGTCATGAGTGGACGACCCTGATGACACTAGCATTGTCGAACATTGGACACAATGACCTACGGCGGCGCTGATGGCGATGACTCTACGCGATCTCGGCATGCTGGCGCGGATGCCGTGCGTGGACGACCTTGATCGCGAGTTGGATCGACGGCGCCATGCCAAGCATGCGGTCAAGACCGAGGCCGAGTTCAATAAAGAACGCAAAGCGCAAGCAAAGCGCGGCGGACTGCTAAGGTTTGTAAAGTATTTTTGGTCAGCGCTTGAGCCTGAAAGAGATTTGGTCGAGGGCTGGCCGCTCGATGCGATGTGCGAACACTTGGAGGCGATAAGCTTTGGCGAAATTAAACGCCTCCTAATTAACGTGTCGCCCGGTTCGATGAAGTCCTTGCTTACGGATGTCATGTGGCCTGCCTGGGAATGGGGGCCGCTCAACAGGCCGTATCTTCGCTATGTGGCTTTTTCTTACTCGGCGTCGCTTACCGAGCGCGATAACGGTAGGTTTCGGGCCCTGCTGGAGAGCGAGCGGTACCGATCTCTCTGGGGCGAGCGCTTCGCCCTAGAGCGGATCGGGGACCGCAAGATCGCGAACAATCGCACCGGCTTCAAACTTGCAACGTCGATCGGCGGCGTAGGCACCGGCGAGCGCGGCGACCGCGTCATCCTCGATGATCCGCACAACGTAAAAGAAAGCGAATCGGCAACGGTGCGCGCCGAGACGGTGCGCTGGTTCCGCGAATCAATGTCGAACCGCCTCAACGACGAGCAGTCAGCGGTCGTGATCATCATGCAGCGCCTCCACGAGGAGGACGTGTCCGGCTTCATCCTCGCGGCGGAGCTCAACTACTGCCACCTGATGATCCCGATGGAGTTCGAGCCCGAGCGATTCCCGGCCGGCTATCAGGGCAACGAGCTGGGCTGGATCGACCCTCGCGCCTGCGACGATGACGGCGAGCTGCTCCCGGTCGAGAAGATGGACGAGTGCGCCGGTCAGTTGGCATGGCCGGAGCGGTTCCCCCGCTCGCAGGTCGAGGAGTTCAAGCTCGACATGGGGCCCTTCGCTTTTTCTGGACAGTATCAGCAGGCCCCGATGCCGCGCAAGGGCGGGATTTTCGAGCTGGTTTGGTGGCAGACCTGGGAATCGCCGAGCGGCAAGTTTCCGGACATGGATTTCATCTTGGTCTCGCTCGACTCGGCGTTCACGGAGAAGGAGGAGAACGACCCAAGCGGCCTCACGGTGTGGGGGGTGTGGCGGCCGTCCGGACAGCAATGGCTTCCGGAGAATCTGAGCAGCGAAGATGAGCTGCCGCGCCTCATGCTTATGCACGCTTGGCGCAAACATCTGAAGATCCACGGGGAGGAGGTCGCCAAGCGCCAGGATGAAACCATCGCGGCGTGGACGCGCCGGGCACAGCCGCGGTGGGGGCTCGTCGAGTGGGTTGCGCATACCGCAAAACGGTTCAACGCCGACACGCTGCTGATCGAGGCGAAGGCGTCCGGTCTCGACGTCATCCACGAGATGCGGCGGCTATACGCCGACGAGCGTTGGGGCATCGTCGGCATGCCAGCGCCGAAGGACAAAGTTTCGCGCGCGCTCGCAGTCCAGCCGATATGGTCTCAGGAGATCGTCTATGCGCCGCTTCGCGAGTGGGCCGAGATGGTCAAGAACGAGATGGCAATGTTCCCGAAAGGGCGGTATAAGGACCTCACGGACTCGGCGACGCACGCAACGCGATGGCTGCGGGAGAAGGGCCTGCTGAGGCGGAACGAGGAGCTGCTGCGCGAGCGGCGCGCGGTAGCCGAAAAACTCAAGAAACCGAGGGCGCTCTATCCGGCGTGAGGCGTGTAGACGGAAGGAAGTTGCTCATGCACGACAGTGCAATTAACGGCGTGACAGGGCCGGTGGTCGACAACCCTCTCGTAGGGATGCTGCTGAGCCTCGCCGATCAAGCGCGCCGCGGGCAGATTGTCGCGGCGGGCGTGATTGCGATCACCGGTTCCGGCAAGTTCAACTCGATAGCTTCGCCTGGTGCAGAGTGTGAAATCTATACGGGCTGCGGTGCACTGCAGGCGTCGCTGCTGCAGAGCATGATGCGCCAGCCCTCGCGCATTTTGCGCCCGGCCAGTCCGGAGAGCCCAATTCCGAATCGGCCATCGTGACCTTTTCCATTGGGATCGCAATCGCATTCTTCAGCGGAACGCTGAGCGGTGCGCTTGCGATGGCTTTCATATGTGGTTCGCATAATGCGTTACTTCGGCGCGACCGCGACAGACTGAGGGGCATCGTCAATGGCCGGCGCTGACTCCATTGCCCCGGATGCGTTTTGGCACAAGCCTAACGGCTTCGGCTCCGGCGTGGGGGGCCCGATCACGGTCGAAGTCGATGGCGGCGAGGCCTCCGTCCGGCCGAGCGGCGACGGGGTCGTGATCAAGAACCCAGACGGCACCGTCACGGTCGATTGGTCAGTCAAACCTCTCCAGGCTGGTGGCAAGCCGGCGCCATCAAAGTTCGACGACAACCTCGCGGACCAGATCGACGACGGTGAGCTGTCGCAATGGGCTGAGATGCTTTTGGAGGGCATCGACGCGGACGAGCAGTCGCGCAGCGAGTGGATGGCGACCCGCCGACGCGGCTTGGAGTTGCTGGGGCTAAAGATCGAAGATCCCAAAGCGGACGTGAGTGGGAGCTCAGGCGCCCCGGTCGAAGGCATGTCGTCGGTGCGCGACCCCGCTCTCACGGAAGCCGTCGTGCGCGGGCAGGCGAACGCTATCGGTGAGTTTCTGTCGACCGAAGGGCCGGTCAAGATCGAGGACACCGGGGATGATCCGCGCGATGACCTCGCGGATGTGCTAGAGAAGGACGTCAACCACTACCTCACCAAGGTCGCGACCGAGTATTACCCCGACACCAAGCGCATGCTGGCGCGACTGTATTTCGGCGGCTTCGGCGTCAAGAAAGTCTACAACTGCCCGCTCCGTCGCCGCCCGGTGTCCGAGAGCATAGAGGAGCAGAATTTCCTCGTGTCGAACGCCGCGACGGACATTCTCAACGCCGACCGCGTGACCCACATCGTCGAGATGCGGCAGAGTACATTCAGGCGGATGGTGGCGATGGGACACTATCGCAACGTCGCCGCGCCGCAGCCTGTCGGTCAGACCGACAGTGTCACGGGCAAGCTGGAAGAGATCCAGGGGGTCCGGAAGGATCAGACGCGCCCGGAGGACCAGCCCTACACGCTCTATGAGGTGTGCTGCGAACGTCACCTCCCCGACATCGAGCCCGAGACTTTTGCCCTAAAAGGCAAGGATGTGCCACTGCCCTATATCGTGACGATCGAGAAGGACAGCCGTCGCATCCTCGCCGTCAAGCGTGACTGGGATGAGGACGATGAGGACTGCATGCGCAAGCGCATGTACGTCGATTACAACCTGATCACGTGGATTGGCTTCTACGGCATCGGGCTGCTCCACCTCATGGGGAATCTGACGAACGCGCTCACCGCCATGCTGCGGGAAGCGATCGACAGCGGCATGATGGCGAACTTCCCGGGCGGCGTCGCCGCCAAGTCGCCGGCCGCGAAGCAGGACAGCAACCAGATTATCGCCGGGCCCGGGCAGTTCGTCCAACTCGACCTCGGCAGCGCCGACGACATCCGCAAGGTCGTTATGCCATTCCCGTACAAGGACGTGACGCCCGGTTTCGTCCAGGTCATGGAGATGGCTCGGCAGTACGCCCAGAAGCTCGGTGGTACGGCCGACCTGCCGATCGGCGAGGGCAAGCAGGACGCGCCGGTGGGGACGACGCTGGCGTTGATCGAGCAGGCGACGAAGGTCGAGGCCGCCGCCCATAAAGGAATGCATCAATCGCAGGCGGAGGAGTTTCAACTGTTCGTCGAACGGTTCCGTGAGGATCCGGAGGCGCTGTGGCGGTTCCAGCGTCAACGCCGCGGCAAGCAAATGACAACGACATGGGACCGGGCGAAGTTGCTCCAGGCGCTCGATGACTACGACCTCGTGCCCAAAGCCGATCCGAACACGCCGAGCCACTTTCACCGGATCATGAAGGCCGTGGCGCGACTACAGCTTGCGCAGGCAGCGCCACCTGGCGTCTTCAACTTGGTCGAGGTCTACAAGGAGGCGCTGCGCGTGCTCGGCGACGCCAAGCCTGAGAAATACCTCGCGCCGCCGAACCCGAATCCACCGCAGCCGAGCCCGCAGGACATCATCGCTCAAGCCAAGCTCAAGGATGCACAGACCAAGGCGCAACAGGCTGCGGTTGACGCCCAGAACAAGCAGCAGGATGCGGCGAGCAAGGCGCTCGATCGGCAGAGCAAGGAGAAGATCGCCGAGACCGATTTGGCGAGGGAATTAGTGATCCATGCGAATGATGTCGGTCAGGCCCAGCGTGAGCACGCGATGGACACCGCGGCGGCCCAGCATGGGCAGGCGATGGATGTGGCCAGCCACGACCTTGCGTTGCGTCAACATGCGCTTGATGCTACGAAGGCCGCCCACGAGGCGGCAATGGATGTACACGCGGTGAACCAGCCGCAGGAAACTCCGCAATGAATATTGCTGAACTGCGTGAGCGGATCGAAAGTTTCTTTTCTATTGGCGAACCCACAGATATGGCATTTGCCGTCACGGGAGAGCCTTACGTGACCATTTCCGTCATCGGCGATGGGCTAGATGAGGACAAGCTTTGCATGATGGCGTTCGCGGCGTTCGATGTTTATGCGATGGATCGACCCGGCAAGGCTCAGGGTGCCGCACTCTATTGGCGAGTCTATCCAGAATTAGATCGCACGCTCGACGGCGCCCCACGACAGGTCTACATGCGGCTATTGATCTCAAAGAAAGGGGCCAGCGATGGCGCATCCGTATCAAGAGCACAGGGCGCATAAGGTTGAGCACGAGCGAGCGTGCCGACTGACTGGCGGCAAGTTGAAATATGCCCATGGTGGCGGCGTTCCGTCCGGCGAAGAGGACGCGAGCGACGAGGATGACCGCGAGGTCGCTCATGACCGCAGCCACCGCAGGGCGACTGCCAAGGCGCATCTGAAGCGCGGCGGTCACGCAGAAGGCAAGAAGGCCAAACACCGCATGGACCGCAAAAGAGCTCGCGGTGGCCGTGCGGAGCACGGTGATGAGCGAGAAGATGCGGCGCTGGTGAAGCACATGGTCAAGCCCGGAGCTCTTCAGCGGGCTCGTGGCGGCCGTGCCGGCAAGAAGGGCCACACGACCGTCAACATCTCGGTCGGTCATCCTGCCGCGCAAGGTGGACCGATGCCGCCTATTGCCGCGCCCATGCCGCCGCCTAGTGCTGGGCCGCCCATGGGAGCTGTGCCGCCTATGGGCGGGTCTCCGGGTGCACCGATGCTGCCGCGCCCGCCGATGGCTCCTCCTGGCGGAATGCCACCTGTCCCGATGAGGGCCAAAGGCGGCCGCGTCGGTCCTGGTTGGCGGTCGAGCGAACGCAACAAGACCAAGGTCCAGCACACGGACGGCAAGACGGACGGCAAAGATATTGGGCGCAGCAAGCCGATCACCTATGCGCGCGGCGGCGCGATCGCGGATGGTGCCCAGAAGCCGACCAAGGAACTGCCTCCGCCGAGAATAGGCAGCGGCATCGCAGATGGGCCGCAGAAGCCAGTGGTCGACGGCAAGAGCAAACTTACGGCGGGGTCCAAGTCTGGGGTCGGTCGGCTGCAGAAGGTTAGGATGATGGAGCGCGTGCACCCCTGATGGATTCCTTCGATGGCATGTTCGCGCGGAAGCTGGTTGCGAAGATCGCGGCCGAAGCTGAGCGCAGGACGTCACTGCTGCTCGACGGCAAGGCAAGGGACCTTGCCGAGTATCGGGGGCAGGTCGAGTTCCTAAAGGCGCTCGTGTACGTTAGGGAGCTGATGGGCGGGGTTCAGAAAGAGCTGTCGTCGCCCGAGCCGCCGAGAAGAGTCGCATGAGAGACGGAAAAACATATCGCGCGGCTTGTAAAATGGCCGTTATCTGGGCTCAGCGCGGCAATCGCACGAAGACGCGCGCTGGGCGACGGGCCGCTGCGAAGATGCGCATGATGCTGAAGACCATCGGAAAGTGAGGGAGCATGGGCAAGCTTGTCGAGGACGAGCTACAGGAAGTGCTTGCGAAGGCGCCCGCGGGCGACGACGTATTCCTGTCACG